GGACGACTTTATCGTTCCAGACAACGAGATTGACGGACGGGTTATTCCACCATCTGACTATAAAGTCATAGACAAAGAATGGAATGCCTGGGAGCCAAGATCTCCAGGGGCGCGCAGTTTTAAGGATACTGTTGATGCCATTGAAGCCATGGCGAAAGCGCACGCGGATAACCTAAGTTTCACCGCGTAATTCTAAAAATCAAAAAAAGTAGGCCACATTCATACCATGATGCTGGCAGCTATATGGTCAGACTTAGACCAATTATTACCTAAACCCAATGAACAAAAGCCAGTAAATACCAATTTTTGTCGCGAGTGCTCGGGGGTGAAAATCATTTCACCCGAGGGCCTCCCAACTTGTTCGGAGTGTGGTCTTGTAGAGGACAACTTCGTAGATGATAGCGCGGAATGGACTAGCGGGATCACGGACGATGGGCGAGTCAATGATCCTTCTCGGTGCGGCAACCCAAACGCAAATCCCGAACTCTTTTCCCAGAATTGGGGCAAGGGTACTATCATTTCGACGCAACATTCTTCAACATACGAGAACAAACGTATGGCAAAAATTAATTTTCATATGTCAATGAATCACAAAGATAGATCATTATTTCATGCATATCGTGATATTGATCAGGCGTGTCACACTTTACCGGATGTGGTGCGTAAAGATGCCATGATGATGTACAGAAAGTTTAACGACGGAAAGCTTACACGTGGCGCAGTGCGTTTAGGAATAAAGGCAAATTGTGTATTGTATGCGTGTAGACTCGCACAATTTCCAAGAACAACTAAGGAAATCGCTGACATGTTTGGTATTCAATCTAAAGATATTAGCCGAACAACGCAAATATTCAAAGACACTATAATGGGTGTGACCGAAAAGAATTATGTAACAAAGGCGTATGATGTGATGCAGAGACTTCTTAATTCTTTTGAAGTCACGAGAGAAGAAAGACTTCAATGCAATAAAATGTGTACAGCAACCGATGATTGTGTGGAACTCATGAGCAAAACACCAAATAGCATTGCATCGGCAATTATTCATATAGTACTTGGTTCGCGCGTTACAAAAGTGCAAGTATGTGAAAGATGTTCAGTATCTGTACCAACTCTCAACAAAATTGAAAACATTATAAAAAAACACTTAGAGGTTAAAGGCCTAGTATAATAAAAGTATGGTAACGAAATTATTTCTCGCGACTCCATGCTACGGGGGGCTTTGTCTAGATAAATATGTAATGAGTATTATTAAATTGCAAATACTTTTGATGCAGGAAAATATCCAATTGTATATCGATACTACAGAAAATGAGTCTCTTGTACACCGCGCCAGGAATGTCGCCGTTGGTCGATTTATGCAAAAAAGTGACTGTGAGTATTTTATGTTTATTGATGCCGATATTCACTTCGATGCTCAAGCTGTTGTACGTCTCGTAAAATCAGGTCACGATGTGAGCGTTGCGTGTTATCCTAAAAAGGTGGTCCAATGGCAACAAGCTGCCGATGCCGTGAAACATGGAGATGACCGAAATATGTCCATGCTTTCGTCGAGTCTTGTGATAAATTTTGGCGCTGCAACCCGACCAGTTGAAAATGGGTTTATAGAAATCCTGGACGGACCAACTGGATTTATGTGTATCAAACGCGAAGTATTTGAGCGCCTGGAAAAAGAATACCCGGAGTTACATTGCAGAAATGATCATCAAAATAGAGATTTTGATTTTTATCACGCGTGCTTTGATTGTATGTTAGACCCGGATAATCGTAGATATCTTTCTGAGGATTATGCATTCTGTCGAAGATGGCAAAAAATTGGTGGTAAGATATGGGCCGATGTCAATACAACCTTGGGCCACGTTGGAAACCTGCCATTTATTGGATGCCTCAATGATAGGCTTAAGGCTTAGGTGCGTTTTATAAATATTATGAATCTTGTAACGGTTATAGTTACACGTTCTAAATCTTGTCACGTAAAAACACTACACACAATTCTTAAATTGAATCTAGAGTGTTTACGTCGCAAATTTAAGAATGAGATTGTTTTTGTTGATGATGATCCGTATAAAAAAGCTAGTGTGGTAGAAACTTATATGAAAAATTGTGACAGATTACTATTCATCGATTTCGGAATAGGAGTAGACGAAGATTCAATCAAACAGATGTTTGAAGCTCACGAAGGTGTGAATTGTTTAGTTTTCCCCGGTGTGAAAGAAGGCGTTGATTGGGATCTTTTCAAGACAAAGATAAAACAAGAATCATCCGAACCAGTCGAACAAATGGGCCTTCACTTTGATACGGAAGTTGGCAAAAAAGTTTCGGAAAATATTTATACTGTGACAGAGACAGCCGCTCGCGTTTGGATGATAAATTGTAAGGGGGTTATTAAGGCAATAAAAGATAAGAAGAATGGGGGGTGGTCCATTCACCCCAAGACTCTCGAAAAATTTAAGGAGAAGGGAGTTAAGATTTATGCATTTACAGCAGCTAAGTTGATCATGACCTACACACATGAATGCATAAGTAACATTTTAAACGCGGCAGGAGTTAAAGCGAGTTAAAGTTTAAATCGTTAGTTAAGATATGTCATTTGAAAAATACGTCATAGATTATATCCATACTGTCTGGGGAAGCAAAGACTATTTTCCAGGTCCTCAGCCAGTATCGATTGAATACAAACACTTTCCTACTCTCAAAAATAATGAATATGTTGTTTGTGAGAAAACCGATGGTGAAAGACATATGTTGGTGGCGTTAACATACGAAGGGAAGCGTAAGTGTGTGTTTGTAAACAGGGCGTTTAACATGATTCCCGTTAATATAAACTTACCACAAAAGTCATATGAGGGGACTATTTTAGACGGTGAATTATACGAAAATACATTGTTTGTCTATGATGCTCTTCTTATCAACGGAGAACCGATTGGTCATTTGAATCTCTATGATAGACTCCAAGGTGCGACAAAAATCATAAACTCAACAATTCAAATGAAGTTTGACAAACATCGATTGAAACTAAAAACTTTTCACTCTATGCGAGATTTTGATCATTTCATGTATGAATATCTTCCACAAATTCAGCAGAAGGTAGACGGACTCGTTTTCACACCTGTACAAGAACCCATGCGTATAGGAACACATGAGACGATGTTCAAATGGAAACCGAGAGAAAAGAATACCGTTGATTTTCAGATGAAGAGGGGAGAGAGTTTTAAAGGCCTTGGACAAAAAGGTGAACCAGTATGGAAACTATACGTTCAAGAAAAAGGAAAGTTATTTTACGAAAGCGAATTCCCTATTAGTCGAATGAATGAACCATGGTTTGAAGATGGTGCTATCGTGGAGTGCATGTATATCACATGGGAAGAGGGACCTCTTTGGTGGAAACCTCTCAAAAGGCGGAGAGATAAAACACACCCAAATAATCGAAGGACATTTTACAGGACTATTGTGAACATCAAGGAAGACATTCAAATGAAGGAGTTTTTAGATTGTAGACCAGAACATAGTGCCCCGCAGAATTAGGAATATCGGCTTCATCTATAAAGTCGTCATTTATGTAATACCACTTGTCACCGTGCTTTACAAAACTTATGTAGTGCCCATCTTGTTGGATACCTATATGAATAGCACTCGCTATTAAGTTATATTCGTACCTATCTATGAGTATTTTTTCTATAACATCAACGTGGCTTTTTCTGTCAAATGAAACAATTAAAACTTGTGGGAGTTTTGAAAATACCATTCGGGTCGTGGCAACGTTGTATTTCCGCCCCTCTGTATCTTCAAAATTTTCAATTGTATTCCAGTCGGAACTTTCGTTAAGCATCTTTTTCAAATCGGTACCCTTTGACGTAACTAAATGAATACTAAAGTCTTCCGTCGACGTAGATTTTCCACCTGGCCATATAGTTTCCTGTGTCTTTTTTCCATAGAACCATTCTTTTATCTCTGGACATGATTTTTCAAGAATATCCAAAATACATAAAATAGCTTCCTGAACGTCGTGGGGTTCTCTATTTTCAAATCTTGGAAAGTGTTTACAGAATTCGACGAGAATTGGTTTTGGGTCTACAACACCCTTTCTCTCAGATTTCCAATAAAAGTATACGAGAGCGGAATATAATTTCGTGAATTCACATTCCCCGTCGTACACTCGACATAAAAAATGATTTGAGAGTACTGGTACATGAAGAAGACATTGTAGAGCTGTGTTAAAATAGCATGTATTTCCGAGGTTTAAAAAACCTCTCATTACATTTTCTGTACAAAAAACACTTAAGAAAATGGCGCGTATCATTTTTGTAAATAAGTATGCACGATATCCGAACTATTGTCGATAAAATACTTCCGGTGTTTGATTCCCATAAGGAAGAAGAACACATCGAAGTTGAATTAAGACTTGGAAAACACAACGGAACGTTCTTTGACACAAATGTTGGTAAAGAAACATTTGACAGTGTCCTTGAAGGTCTTATGAAGTATGATGGATGGGAAGAGATAAAAAACTCAACTTGTGATATTTTCTACAATGATCAAAATGGTATTAGAATCACAATGGATCATGAGACTGGTGAACAAAAAATGATCCAAAAAATTAACGTCCTCAAGGAGGATTTTAGTGGTTCACCCACGGACTTGCGATTTAGTGTCGCCCGCGAAATTCCAACTTGGGGTGAATATGAAATGGATCGTAAAAGAACAAAAACTAGACACTCTTTCGTAAGAAAGAACCTTAGTATTGACATGACTATTTCATCGGGTGACAATGTCGACATGGATTCGGAGGAAGAATGTTCTTACCAAATTGAGTTTGAGATTGTCAACCCAACCCTGGTTAGCTCAAGAGATGAGTTTTTCAATATCGTCTACAAAGTAAATGATCTATCCAAATTAATTCCTGTGTAATAATTAAGATGATGCGTTATGTATTCCTCGCCTTACTCACATTAGCTCTTATATATGAGAAGCGTAACCAATCAGACGAAGTTGCGGGTTCTAAAAATTTCCATCTCAGTGGGGGTGCATCAAAGCAGATGTACCTTCTCATGCACAGAGAGGGAATGAGTCAAGAAAACCTCAAGAAGTTCGTGCAATTAGAGGATCGTTTTCTTCAAATTGAACGAAATTCGGTATGTTCGGGCATGCCCCACATTGTTGAAGCCACTACACTCTCAAACTTGATAAAGGACCTTTTCCCCAAATACAATTTTGCGTATCACACGATTCACCTCAAACAAGTGGCCGATCCGACTAGAACTGTAAACTCACGAGTAACATGTTGAGAAGATTCCATACGAGCATATGATGCTTAGGACTCTCAATCTTTTCATAGTTTCTCAGAATGTGCATGATGAGACCATTGTCATCTTCTTCGTGCGACTGTAGTAAGTACTTGACGGGATCTTCACACTCGGCAAACTTTTCATCAACTTTATAATCAAGTTCAAGTTCGCACATGAGTTTTGGACTCTGTCTACCTTTCCTAATATAGTCAGCTATGACATAAATAATTGCATCCAAAAACTCCTCGACGGCCATGTCAATCCAAGAGTTTTTAGGTGTTCCCCATTCCCTCGTATCGGAATCAACTATGACTCCATGACCGTAGCGCTCTTTTCCTACTTTAAGTCTTCCTACGATCTGTTCCTGAATTG